TTGCCTCGGCTTAGTTATTTATGAAACCGATGACGATAGGCCATCGCTGATGAATTGTCCGGATGAGCGTCACCATACAGCAATCGCTCGACGTGGATCGCCGAGGCCAGATGGTCGCCGATCGTGCTATACACCGTTTGCTGCCACGGCTCGCTGAGGATCAGGGTTTCCCATGGCGTGTCGCGAGCGAGGTCAGTGATCTCGATCACCGCCATCTTGACGAATTTCGAGACATCGTAGGGTGAGTCGCAATGGTCATGGTAGAGGGCGAGATGATCCTTCTCGCGGTCGAGCACGGCTGAATAGTAGCCGGTCAGCGCATAGGCGATATTGGCTTGCAGTTCTTGTCCAGCGGCCTGTCGTTGGGCGGGGACATTGCCGAGGTCGATGATGGTTTGCGCGGTGGCCTGTGCCCAACTTGCGGGCGGATGATTGCCGTTATCAGTGGCGAGTGCGATTGTCATGCGGCTATTTACACGGCCTATGACGCGGCGAGTTTGTAGCCCACGAACACGCCGGTCATCGCTTCGGCTTGAGGTCCGGCCCAACTGATCTCGAAGATTCGTGATCTAGCCATTCCCAATCTATAAAAAGTCGGCGAGGTGAGGTATTCGCCGTGGGCGCCGACGGATTTGATGATGCCATTCGACCATGACGCACCAGCGTCATCTGACCATTTGAGGGTGATGTCGTGATCTGGCAGGATCAGGACCTCGGTGGAGACCGATAGCTCAGTGATGGAGAGGTCGCTAACGGGAACTGGCGGTGGTGGTATAGTACAGGTATTATCGCCATCACCGAAGATCAGCGTCCCATCGCGACTGATTCCCATAGCGATGCCTTGTGAGGTATCATCCGGATCGGCAATTCCGGGTAGGATATGGATCGCGCCGTCGATATCCCAATAGCACGCCCATGTCCGGAATTCAGGATCGGTGACCTCGCCCACTACTATCGAGCCGTCGCCGCTGCAAGCATGTGCTCTGGCACCAGTCCAATCCAATGGTGTCTCTAATGCTTCGGCAGTGGTTCCTGTCCAGCGAATCGCTGTGTCAACGCTACTGCTGTTCGACCCCCAGCCCACGGCGATGTTGCCGCTATCAGCAGAGTATTCGACACGTGTGTCGCGGAAATGCGTAGTGCCGGGCAATTCATCCATGACATGGATGTCGCCCCAAATCGTGCCAAGAGTAGGGTCGATGATCGAATGGCCGAGATTATCCCAATAGACCGGAACATGAAATGCGGTATTGCCGTAGATGATGCTCGCATCGCTATTGCAGGCCATAGCGGTGATTGTATTACTTGACACTCCGATGTATGGATTGAGTCTGAAATATTCTCCACCGGTCCAGAAGGATGCTTCGGACTCGGCCTGACCAACAACGACTGAACCATCTTGCGAACATACATTGGGACTGGATGAAGCGGCTTCTATCGGCAACGGTAAGGCACTCGGAACACCGTCGGTCCATTGAGTGATTGTGACATTGCTGCCACCTAATGTCGAAGAGCCAAACAGAATGCTGCCATCATCAGAGCATTGTCTGCCTTTTAAGGGACCTGAGCTAAAGCCAATGGCGCAGCCGTCAAATCCATCCAAAGGTGGGAATAGGTCAACACCGGATGGCGACCAGCGAACGATTGATGTATTGGTGTTGCTATAGATAATGCTGCCATCTTGAGACATAACCAGACCGGCGATAGAAGAATCAACCCCTTCGTCTGGAGTCAATCCTGTCAATGCTGCTGTACCACCGTCCCATCTGGCCGGATGCCCGCCAGAGTCAAAACCATCAGCAGTGCCAGCCAATATCGACCCATCTCCAGAAACTGAATATGCTCGTGTCGGATGATTGTAAGCCAATAGCCCGAGTTGTGAAACACCGCCGGTGATCGGCCAGATCAGACCGGTGTCTACGACTACACAAGGCGGCAAACTACATTTGCCAGCTTCTTGAAAGCTAAGTGTGCTGTCACTCGTCAAACCGAAATCTATGCCAAGACCGCGATTGATCAGAAAATCATTCGGCACGCCGCCGGGCAATATCGTCTGGAATATCTGTGGCACGCTGCCAAGTGGTAGAGAGCCATCCGCGCCGAGATCAACCGGTGTTAAATCACTGTTGATGAACTTGCGGCGATTCGCTGATATGGAAAGATCGACAAAACTAGATGTCTTCGCTAACCATAAATCAGCGAATGCTGGATAGGTGAATCCGAAACCACTACCAATATCAAAATCCCAGATATTGGCGTTCGATGAAGCTTGAAAATGTCCGCTTCCAGTCCAGCCGCCGGATATGATGGACACCGGCTGATCATTGAGATAGTACTGCACCGTCTGACTCGCACAATCGACCGAGACCAAATGATGGGATCGCAGGTCATTGACCGGCGTATCGAACGTGCCATCGAAGAAGAACGTGGCGGTGGACATATTACCAAGTTGTAGATGTCCATGGGTTCCACTATCTAATTGAAAAAATCGGATATACGCAGGTCCACCATTGCTCGTATGCAGCGGCACTGACGGCAGACAGGTCCACATGCTGAACAGCAGAGTGTCAAACGGTATGGTAGGGAATCCCATGTTCGAGTTGGCGACACCCATGCCGCCAATATTGGCATTGACTTGGACTAGAGTGACATCGTAACTCACTGCCAGACCCTTACCCAATCGACGTTCATTTGCCACGATGGACCAGTACCAAGCGTGATAAACAACGTCTGCGCGTCCAACGCATAGGTCGGACTCAGTGCCAATGCCGCCGTCATCGGCGCATTGTCAAAGTAAATCCGCACATGATTGCTGGTCCATAGGAAGCCATAGGTGTGCCAATTGGAGTCGATACTGCCATGCCCCAAGGCATTCGATCCATCGGTATCATGATGAATAATTCCCGCGTCGATGGTCGAGGGAGTCGCTGGACCTCCAAAGGTCACATTCCCAAAGCTTTCGAGGAAATCGACCTCGGTCGGATTGGTCAACGTCAAGCCACTGCCGGGGAATCCATAATCGGCCAGCCCCTCGGCCGCCCATGACCAGAATGCCGGCCATCCAATCGACGTGAAATTCGTCGGATTAAATGGCAAACTCGCATTCTGATTGGGAACGAACTGGATGTACGCTTCCATATAGCAGTGACCCCAGTGACCTGTGCCTGTTGGCGGCAAGGTCGTCAGGCCCGAATTCATCGCCCAGCCCGGCAGCGAGATGATGTTGGCGTTCGGGAAAGTTCCAGTGTTGATCTGGAGAATACCGCCCGCCGCTGACGCGTTCGCTCCACCTCCGGTGTTGCCGTTGAACACCGTCGCCGCCGTCAGTCCAGTACCAACATGACACTCAACCGTCGGATCGACCGCACTGCCCAATCTCTGTGCCCAGTACCAGTTGAAACCCGTCGTCGCGTTCTGCGTCGTGGCGATGGTCGAGGTGGTGATAAAGTCGTCGTTGAACACCAAATTCGTAAAGCCCGCCGCACTGGCTTGTGCTGGCGGTCCGATCGACACGGTCGTGCCTATCGTCCCACGACTGGCCGTGATCCCAACCCCCGTGAGAGATGGCGACCGCGATTGGCCAACCGATGGAGTTCCGCGACTGGCGGTAATTCCGACGCCGGTGATCGATGCCGAACGAGATAGCGACACTGTTGGAATTCCGCGACTGGCGGTAATCCCCACGCCAGTGACAGAGACGGTATGCGAGGTGGTAACCGATGGAGCACTGATCGCCGTGGTCATTGCGACGCCGGTGACGCTGATCGACGGCGAGCCACTGATACTGAGTCCCACCGATCCCACGCCGACCGACGATGCAACACCGCCCGGCGTGAATGAAGGTGCTCCGCTGATCGACAACGACGGGAGACCGGTGTTGGCATTGCCGGCGACGCCGAAGATTCCAATCGACGGAGAACTCGAAAGAGCAGCGACGATCGACCCGACCGACAGAGGTGTCTCGATGCCGGTCAATTCGAGATTCACCGGCGGGCCAGTGATCGCCGTGGTCATCGATCCGAGAGATGCACCAATCGCCACACCAGAAATGCTGGGCAGAGCGGTCGGAATGCCGGCCGTGCCACCCAGTAGAATTTGTCCGGCGGTCTGATAGGTATTGTCGGTTATCTGGATCGCCGTGGCGGGTGGCTGTGTCCAATTGCCCAGTCGATCTACCCAATAGCCGTCACTGGTGCGCTGCACCGCCATGGTGATGCTGCTGGCATGCAAGGTCAACGTCACCGCATACACGCCAGTGGCAATGGTCCCTAGGGACACGAAGGTCGAGATGCCGCCCATGACGGTCAGCCGGGCGAGATACTGGCTGCCATCGGAGAGGATCGCCGCCATGTAGCCATTATTTGAGGAATTGGCACGGGCGATCACGAACATCGACGCACCGGCATCGGGAATCGTGCCATAATTCGTCGGCTGCATCTGATAGGTGACGGTGTAGTCAGGCAAGGTCGGCGTGCCACTGACGGAATACAGCATGTTGCCAGCCGATGCGGCGACTACCGCATTGTCGATAATCTGTCCCTCGACCACGCCCAATTTGGTGAAGGTCGAGCCGAACGAGTTCAAATTGTGGTAGTTTTCCAGCAAGGTACCATTGGCGGCATCAAAGCCGACATCCACCACATTGGTGCCCGTGCCAGACTGGGCGGCCGATCCGACCTGCATCTGGGCGATCAGTTGGTTGTACATGATCCTTCGACTGGCTTCGAGGTCGATCTGATGCGGAAAACTCCGCAATCTTTTTATCGGCTGTGCATTGTCCGTGTAGTTGTCGAGATCGAAGGTATAAAGGTAACCATTGCGCCAATCGCCGACAAACACCTCGCCATACGCCATGCTCATCGCATTGGCGAGATGACGATATTCCAGTCCATTATTGTCGATATACGCCCGTTCCGCCCATTCGCCGGTGGTGATATCATACACCCACGTCGCCCCCCGGCTGGCATTGGCCGATGGGAAGGTCAGCAGATAAAAGATATGTCCCTGTTGCTGATACCGCATGCCGATCGCGTCGTCGATCCGATCATATTGCGAGATTTGGAACTCGATGGCGTGAGTGGATATTCGCTTGCTGCCGAGGGATTCACCTCGCATGATGATGCCGTGGCCGAATTTGTCTTGGCTCAGCCAATAGACCTGATTGACGATATTGGCGACCGAGTATTTCGCCGCCGCTCCCCAGTTCCCATACGCCTCGGCGTAGACGGAAAATGGAAAACTCCCAGCAATAGTCCCGTCACCGCCAGTATTCTGCCAAATCTCGAAAGAATTAGAACCTATAAGCCAGAGATTACGGGCGACGGATACCGCACAGACCAGCTTGTTGGCTTGGGCGGCCATCGCGGCAAAGTCCAGTCCGTCAAATGCGCCGATATTGTCGGTATAGGTGAGGTTGAACGTAGCGCCCGTGCCACTGCCACCGGTCACTGGAACAGGATTGGCCGGCTGAGTGGAGAGAGCCCCGCTATTAGTGACACCATAGCCGGTGATCACGCCACTGGTATCGACCGTATTGACGGTAATCTGACCTCCACCAGTACCGGTGAGAGTGAGGGTGTCATTCGCCTGATAGCCCGATCCGGCGGCGCTGATGGTCGCGGTGAAGACCCCGAACGCAGCAGACAAGTTCTGCGCACTGATATTGGAGAGACTGATGTAGAACTGCGCCGTGCCCGGCGCGTTCATGATGAAGAACGTGTCCTGATAGGTGACGAAGTCCGAGCCTTGCCAGCCCTGATTCAGATTGCGGTCGATCCGCGTGAGCGTCTGGCTGGCGGCTGGCTGACTGAGATCGACAAACCAGCCGTCTACTGATCCGTCAGCGATGAGGAGTACTTGGCCATTATCGCACATCGACACCGGAGTATCACGTGCGGTAGCGTCGGACGGCGCCGAGGGTTGAAACGTGCCCAGCAGATGGAATTGATGCTGGTCGTCGATCCGATAGACCTTTTGATTATAGACGGCGTAGAGCGTGCCATCAAAGGTCGTGTAGAGACCTCTGCAACGTTCCTGTTGAGCGTCGCCCACGAACGTGAGACCGGGGGTGCAATAGTGGGTCGCCGAGAACGGCTCGCTGGTCGATTGCGGGGTGGCTTCAGTGTAGAGGTTGAGACACCGCTGAGCGGCGGCGATCAATGACCGGGACTGATAGGCTCCGCCTTGTAGCTGCATGAATGGCAATTCGGCTATTCCTTAAAAGGCCCAAGGCAATCCTTGCAGATTCCCTAATGTCGGATCGTGCCCGCTCGACGCATTCATCACGGATGACGGCATCCGCAGTTGCGGAATTTGCGTATTGGATTGACGGATCACCGCGAGCGAGTTCTTGGCAAGAGCGATGATCGTCGGATCGGGCGGCATCTGATAGAGCGGCCGTATCCTGACGCTCAAATTCCAGATCAGCATGTCGAGGTACTCGGGCGGCAAATTGATCGGTGTGGTGAGAGTGGGGAATTGCGTCAAGGTTTCCTTGATCACCAGATGCACCTCGAATTGCTCATTCTGCGGCACCGGCCAGACAAACACATGACCCAACGGCCAGTCGCTATCGTAAAACACGCTGTTGGGAAACGTAGTAAGATGTTTGAGGGTGATCGCCGAGTAATCCTCGCGACTATCGATCAAGGTGAGGGGATAATCAAATGGCTGGGTCGAGACGGGGAGCAGGCGGGCGTATGCCGCTTCCAGTCGATCGGGCCGTGGGACATTAAAGTCGCCGCCTGCGCCGATGGTGTAGGAAATGGCGCCATTCGAGAGAAAGGCGACATCGACCAGATGATAGACGAGAAAGCGTTCGCGGGTGATTTGTCCGAGGAAGCTGTTCAGGATGCTGAAGCAGTCGTTGGTATCCTCGAAATCGGGTGTCTGACCCACGCCGACCACTCCGGCGGTCTTGAGGCAGAGGTGTATGAGGTCCACCGGTGTCGTAATTTGTCCAGCCATCGAATCGCCTTTCTGATGGCTGTATTTACGATCAGGGACGCGACCTAATAATTATGTTTGATGTTGGCGTTGAAGAATTGGCCGAGTGAGCCGGCGGCCTTAAAGGCTTTGACGACGTGAGGTGGCACATCCTGATAAGAGAATGTGCCACCTTTCACGAACGCCACGGTGAGAGTGCGTGTCTCTTGGTCATATTGGATGTCGGAGACACAAGTGGACATGAGGTTTATTTAGATGTGACCAACTGACGTTCACCATTATAGATGATCACACACATGATATTTTCCAACAGACAGAAAGTCGGAATAGTCAGATACGCCGGATTGTTTCCAACATCAAAGTTCACGTCAACGGTGGTCGCCTCATCATCCAGTCGGATGATCGCGGCAATCTTTGACTCGCCGTCATCGTTCTCTTCAAACCAAACATAGGCGCGTTCCTTTTCCAATTCGGGAGCCTTGTTGGTCGCCGGACCGATCGGCGGGCGCTTGACGGCATTAGTGATGAATGCCGCAAGCTTTACTGCATTGTCTACCTGACGAGAGTTCATGTATTCCCTTTCACTGAACGCGGATTAGATGAACGATTTGCCGGATCAAGTCAAGACTATTTGCAGACGAAGCGGCCGGTGGAATCGCGTTCACGCGTAGCAGCTTCCATCGGCGGCGAGAGCAGGTCTTCTTTAGGCCATTTGGCATCGTCGCGAGACCTGATAGTCTCCGGGTCCAAACCCGACAGTTCGGCTGCCTGTGATACATTCATTGGCCCGTGGATAGTGTCCACGATCCGATGATAGCATTTATTGTTACCTTGAACTTTTGCTGTTGCCCATCGACAATTGCTCGGTTCATAGTCGCCATTCGGATCGATGCGATCGAGCGTCAGACCCTTTTGCCACGTGGCGCCCATATCTTCCCAGAAATTCTCGAAACACTCGCGCCAACGTCGACAGACTTTGATACCTCGTTTCCCATAGATGTGATATTTTTGGTCATTCACATTCTCACAGCGAGAGATCATCTTGCACCAACTGGCATAGGCTGGATGACGTGACATTCCATGTGTAGTGTGGGCTTCCGCCGCTCGCTCAGCGGCAAGACATCCACAACTCTCCGACTTACCAGTTTTGAGGTTGTTTGCGGCGACGACCCGCAGTGTTCCACACGAACACCGGCACAAATAGGCGGTTTGTTTGCCTTGATCTGCTGCCCGTTCGATGGTGAACCAGCGATTAAACTGCTGTCCGGTGAGGTCTATAAAAGAAGGCACTCTGTTATTCTCCAACTGAAAGTCGAAGTATAACAGAGTGCCATTCAGGCGTAAAGATTAATCTTAGAGTGCATCCGCTACGATTACACACCACTCCGGTCTTGGCATGCAGTACCCATATAAAATATCAAGGCGATCTACAAATATGTCGTCGAGCACCTGATATCCCTCAACCATCCGCAGCGACACACCATCGTAAGACTCGCGGGCCGACTTGACCACACCGTTACGAATCAGTGGCAAATCTGCGACGCAAAGAGTAAAGGCTTCCTTGCGAAAAACCAGATTCTCCCGAATAGTCGCCGCCGCTTTGATCGCCGGAGTAATCACCGCCGTCGCACCCGGAGACGCCGTCACCGTCGCGTATTGAACAGTATTCGGTGTGCCAGATACTGGAGTGATCGCCGGGTAGATGCTCAGGCTCGTCGCACCATTGCTCGCATTTGCCGTGACGACAAACTGCGCCAATGAGCCAAGGTCCTGCTTGGTCAAGCGGTTGACCGCATTGACACCCGCGATGGTGATGATGTCACCGGCCTTGAGTGTACCCGACAGAGCCGAGATCGTGAGGGTCGTGCCAGTCTGGCCAGCACCACTGACAGCGCCGGTCGTTGCGGTACCAGTCGTGTGATTCAATACTGTTTGATCCACCCTCCAATCTTGAATGCCCAACGCAATACCGCCAAATGCACCGACGCGGAAATTGTCGGAGATTTGTGGCGCCGGGTTAAACAATCCAGACATGCTGGACGCTGTGCGAGCGCTTGTGATCGGGCTCATAATAGCGCACCGCTTCTCATTACGCAGCGCCGACAGGTTATCGAGCACGGCACCGGCGGCGAGCCACGTGTCCATCGTCGGACTGATGACATTACCCGATCCGTCGAAATTGGCGACGATATTCGGGCAGCCATTGACCGCCGACATGACATCCTGTGCCACATAGGCGGCGAGGTCGTTGGTCATCTTGAGCAGAAAACGGTCGGCAAAGTCGTCGATTTTCAGTGCAAAGTCGGCAGAGGTGAACGACGCGGCGACATTGGCCTGCGTTCCCACGACCAATGGGCGCTGAAATTCGGTGGTGGTCTGCGGCGTTACTGTCTGACCGACTGTAACGACGTAGTCGGTGGGCAGACGCAGTTGCAGCGTGCTACCGATCTTGAATTCGCGGTTTCTGTACTGTTCGTCGTATTGACGATCGATGAGTTGCAGGAACGCATTCGTATTACGGAACATCGTTACTGCCCTCTTCGTGATCATACTGACCGTGAGGAGTGTATTGGGCATT